CAAGGAAATGTCAAACGTTACCGAAATTCCCACTTCGTGGGGATTACGAGCTCGTTATGAACGGATGCGTGAGATTACGACCCAAACAGAGACTACCGTACGTCCAGGACACGATGAAAATCGTGTATCAATGGACACACAAGGTAACTCACAGATGGAGATGATGGAAAAGGTCATGGACTTTTTCCTTTCGCGTTCCGCTGAATTGAAAGATGAAGCATTGACGAGCATGACCTGTATTGAATCATGGGCCATTGAAGATCGGGAGCAGACAAATCCAACCGCAAGTGAATTCTTTCCAACCATCATTCGTTCTCCGAATGAGCCGGAATTTCCACTCTCTGAGCGTCCTGCTGTAGTAACCCAGTATGGCATGGACAAGCTGCTCGAGATGGGGGCTTCTCGGCCCGAGCTCGGGATTCAGCCAGACGATTTCGACAACGGGTTCGTCACTCAGATAGATACTAGCCCCGATGTCAGCAACTCCGACGTGAATGTAAGTGAGTCCGCAGATAGGTATGTTGGGATACGTGGGGTGAAGCTCAAGCTGAACCCCACCTCCGCTAAGTCTGTCGAGGTGCAGTCCCCAGCCGATGCGGGCGTATCATACACTGAGTCATGGGTCGAACGATGGTCAGAGGCACGTCGGTACACCCCGTTCACGATGTGTTCTTCCTACCTTACGTGGGTCGAGCTGCTCAACCAGATGGGTTGTGACTGGGGGACGTGTGTCGAGCGCGGTGCGGGGCATATGCTGACTGGCGTGATGTATCTTGCGTGCGAGTGGATGGCCAGATCGTGCGTGCGTGTGCGCTCCAAGCGTGATAAGATGGACCCGATGGACATCATTCGCGCCTGGCGCAATAATGACACGGGGGCACGTGTTCCATATTGGATGGCAGAGTGGCGTAAGCCCATGTCTTATACCTATGTTACCGCTAAACATGTAGGATATGATCTACCGCGGGATAAGGGTCTGGCCGAGTGGTCGAGAGACACTCTATCTCAGTCTATCGGCGGCGTTGTGGTTGACGAGACCCGCATGCCATTTGTGGAGAAGAGTGGATCAGCATTCCCGCTTCAGAACGCAGCCCTGACGACCGTCGGACCTTTGAGGTTCTACCTGTGCTTTTCAACCGCTCTGGAGGTCTGTGGTTCTTGTCATCTTCCCGAGATGCGTGGGTACTACTCCGGAGTGCTACGATATCTAGGGCGGAACCCGGGCCGCGTGGGGCGCAAGCTGGGGAAGGTCGTGGTGCAGATGGCGCGCCTTCTTGCCTCGGACGTTGAAATGGACGTGCCCACCACTCCCATCAGAAAGGATGTCTCCACACCTTTTGAGGGTGAGACCAGGGCTACACGTATCGACGACCCGTATGCACGAGCCTTCCTAGCTGATATCCATGGATGTACAACGTCGAAGAAAGACATAGCTGACCACATCGCCGCTAAGATACCGGATCTGACAGACGCGCTGACGGCTGTGTTCACTGAATATTCGGGGAACGACGAGAGGGTGAGAAAGTACAGAGTGACATCCTTTTCTCATAGGTTGCTAGATGTTATCACACATATGATGTCCGCCGGTTCAGTTGAGGGTTACGTACGCTCCTGCCAGGGGAGTCTTCCGGTCACAGGCTACAAATCGTATGCTCAAAGGAAGCACATAGAGAAGATCGACTCATCTGCCGAGAACCGTGACGTGGACAGGTTTGAACGTGACATATGGGACAAAATCTTGACCCACATGGACACACCCACCTACGCCCAATTGTACCACGACATGCGTGAGCTGTCCAACTCCAAGTCAAGTGGAGCCGACAAGGTTCGAATCAAGAACTTGGATCGCGGGTCAATCTTGGGTACTGGTCATGATGGTGTACGGGAGGGCTTCGCCTCCAACCGCAAGGATATGATGCACATTGACGCTGCACTCAAGATCCAACTATGGTATATGATGATCAGGTCAACGGCGAACCGCCCCAACCCCTCTGGACAACGTTCCGTCCCAGCGCGTAAGTTAAGATACATCTATAACTTGCCGATACCTCAGCAGATCGCTCTTGTAAGATTGTACAAGGCGATGAAGAAGCATATGGCTACGGACGAGACCTATTCACTGATTGGCAAGATCGGTGTGCCGATATTCGATGCTATTGATGAGTTGAACATGTCTAGGAGACTGGCCTTTGATTCAGAACTAGTATGTTTGGCCATTGACGCGTCGTCACTTGATCAGCACATTGGAATCGCCCACCGCCGCGTATTGATTGAGGCCATCAGAGACTACTATGGTGAGGAAATAGCTGAGGACGTTCTAGAGAAGCTTGGTGTTGATTACAAGGAGGTTGTGGTCAACACTATAGACTCGTGGAATGACTCCTACTATCATATACCTGTTCCCGGAGCTCCCTCCCAGCTACTACATGTCGACACTCAGCCTTCAGGAGCGTTAACCACAGCCGTGGACAACTCCCTAGTGACCGTGGCGATGCTGCACATGATGCGAGAGAAGACGGGCTTGAAATTCGAGATCATGCGTGTGTGGGGAGACGATTGTTATATTGTCATCAAACTTACTCCAGATCAGGATGTGGTGGCCGTTACCAAGATGCTTGATGAGCTAGGTCTAGCGGCGGGGCAGGTACTGGGCACAGCTGCTGATTCCACTAGCGGCAGAAGTGTCCACTATTTACAGAAAATGTACCTCGGTGGCCAGATCATTAGTCGCCGAATGGCCTACGATCACGAGTCTGAGGTTGGTGGAGACAGAATGCCTGGAAGCGTAGGTGAGTTCATCGATAAGGCGCGAGACCTTAGTATTCGTGGCGGAAATAAGACCCTTCTCAACATGCTGCAGCTCATGACCGTAGTTAACGGATGTCGCACGACACAGTACGGGCGGCAGGCTTCGGCCACATTCGAGACGATGGCTGCACCCGGTGGGACTCTCAACCGTGTACTAGTTGGTTTCAACTCTCCCAATTCGAAATTGTATCTAGAGCTGAACGCTCCACATATCTTCCCCAATGGTGGTGTGGTACCCCTTCAGCCAATTGCCAAGATCGAGCAGTCTCACAGGGTAGGCAGCCGCGTGTTAGCGGACGGAAATCAAGACGTCGAGATCTCCGTCGGTGGTACAACCGAGACGCGTCAGCTCTCAGAGATACAGCAGGAGACAGACCAAGTTCTACTCATAGCTAAACGCATAAAACAGAGAATCACACCCGGACTCAAGGAGGCCTTGGGGGAGCATGCTTCTCGGCTATCATATCGTAGGAGCGTGCGCAATACCGCGGAGAACGCCGTGGGAGACGTCTTAACCCAGAAGCACCTCAGGAAGAAGTTCCGTGAGAAGGCGTTGATGGAAGCTAACTACATTGGACGTTCTCTAATGGAGGCACCTGAACCGCAGACTATGCGCCCTTCTTCAACGCACGTCGGCCTGCGAGTCGGCAAGATCAAAATAGTGTATGGTTTCTCAGCAGATGTAAAGATGCGGCTCCCTACTCATCCTGGCGACGTGTTCGCCGTCTTCGAGTCAGGGTTACCAAGCCGCACTTTCAAACAACTGTGGACACCATACATGTCAATGCCTCCAAACTACCGTATGCTGACCTCCTTCTTGGGGATCCATGGGGATGCGGCGCAACAGCTACAGATCAAATCGTACATACAGAAATTCAGCCCCGGCGCCTTCCGTAAGGATATCACAGCGGAAGAGGTCATGCAAGCGCTACGTAGAACGCCCGCTGAGCACCATTCCGAACTGCTTGCCTATATTGGTTTCAAGGACACCGAGATCGCCAAAGCGATTGGCGAAGTTCGAAGAATACCGCTCTACCAAGATATGGCAGACGCATCAGAGTATGCCTCGGTCCCAGACGTCGTAAAATCGTGTTCATCAGTAAACATGATGGCTATCCTAAGTTTAACATCGCCAGTATCATCTGCCGAGTTGGCTGGGATGCCCGACGTATCACGAGTAGTCCTAACTCATTTGGTATCGTTACTTGCGGATGAGATGAATGTCGTGTGTGCCCTGTCCGGTCTCGACGGGGACAAGCACAATTTCATTCGACTTCCTACAGTAACGATAAGTTCAATAGAATCCTAATCATCCACCTTGCACTGCGAAAAC